ATTCAGACAGACTGTGACCGCCGTCTAATTGCGGATTATATAGGCGAGACATCACTAAGGTGTCAACAATCTTTTCTTCCGCAATCGTTATTTTCCATAAGTTCTTTAGAACAGGCACATCAAAGAAAATTCCATTGTGAGCAATAATCTGCTCTGCTCTGTCTAAGAAATTCTGCAGCCCAACAAAGTTCTGCCAAATATGCACTTGGTTGGTATCAATGTCACGAGCAACGACACACCAAATCTTGTCGGGAAATAAATTGGTTTCAATATCAAGAACGATTCTCATTCGATTATTGTAACCAAATCTGCAAGATTAATCAAGTATAGTTTAGAAGTATTATCATCGCCACCACGCACTACTCTCGGCTTGTGTTTTTTAATATAGCGCTTTAGCACCGCCACAGGAAACACGAGTGTCATTATTAGTTCACCCTTTAATGCTAGATTATGAAACCAGAAGTCTGATTGTGTTACAGCAATGCCACTAGGATGTCCACGACTCTCAAATTCAATTACAATATTACCCGTTGAATTCCACTTATCTCGCTCAGTCTTAACTTCAATCTTACTGTTCTGAAATATATCAGCAATCTTTTGTTCAAAGATTTGTCCATATTCCAAATCAATATCGAAGCGATTATCGTTGTTCAGTTTCATTTAAGATTAATCCAGAGTCCTATTTGCGCTGCAGCATAACCTATCCAAATCAATGCGTTAGACATACTGCCTTTACTTAATTGCAAGACACCAACAACTAAATAGCCAATGCCAGTAGCTCCGACAATGTAGTGTTCAAGAGTCATTTCTTTTTAACTACTTTCTTCTTAACAACAATCGGTTCTTCTTCAACTGGTCTAGGTGTCTCAAACATTATTGCTAATAGTTCTTGAATCTCTGGTTCTGTTGCCACCCAACGACTGCCGTCATTAAAGTGAATCTCTCTGTCAATGATGTAAGTAACATTCTCAGGATTGATAAGCCTGTTGCCAATTATTAGTAGTTTACTCATCGCCCATTCTCTCTAGTTCGTGTTCAGCTAGTGCTGTAGCTGCTTTTAAACTCTTAATTAATTGTTTTACATCGTCACGGTGGTCATGATGGATAGCACCGCCAACGAAATACATTTCTAAAGTCTGACGCACAACTTCTTTTAATGTGCTTTTAAATGTAACAGGGTCATCGCCATCACCAATGTAGAATCCATACTCCATACTGCCATTTTCAGCAACCCAGATAAAACTGTCTATCTTAACTGTTTTTGTAGTCATCCTTGCTCCTTTTTCAAATACGAATCAATTGCATCATCAATCTCTTGACCTAACATCCACTGCCATTTAGTCATGTCGCCGTTGCACAGAATCACAGATGGTGCCGCAATCTCAGGGTCAACATCCCATGATGCACTGCGTAGCCAGAGATAGCGTTCAGAATTCCTGTATATTTCTTGATTGTCCTGAATCTTACTAAACACATTACGATTGAGTTCTTTTAGTCTTTCAATCTCGGTGCATAAATCAGTGATGATTTTACGAGTGACATGATACTCATCGGTTTGTGCATAGCGCTTGGCTTTGTCAATTAAATCGTCTTTCATAGTGTGTCCTTAATTTCTAACATTCGTCCGGTTTGTCCATTATACAGCAAAGCGCCACAATTACCAGTGTAACCACTAAATCGATTCTTTAACACTCGTACCGATGTGGTATTACGCTCAATTGGGTCTTCTGCCTGTCCATTACGCTCTAATCCTATCACAATGTCTGATAGTTGTGCAATAGCGCCTGAACCACGCAACTGTGCCAAGGATGTCACTGCACCTTCTTCGTGTCCACGACCTTCGTTACGCTTTAGGTGTGAGACACAAATCAAACTGATACCGGTCTCCTGAACAATCATGCGTAGTTTAGTCATGATAGCGTCTAGAGCTTTGCGTTCATCACCAACATCACCGCCACTGACAATAATACTAATATGGTCAAGAAAGACATAACCACAGCCAAGACCCTTAGCCATGTAGCGCACTCTGTTGACAATGTTTTCCAAAGAAGTGCTACCAAAATGGTCAAACAGATAAACACGGTCACTTCCCAAAGTTCTATCAAATGCATCTTTTAACTCCTCCGGTGATACCTCAACATCAGGTAGATGAATCGGTTTGTTTATTGCTAATGACATGAGAGACCGAGCTGTTTTGCGGACTCCCTCTTCAAGAAACATAAGTCCAATGTTGTCGGTTGTCTTGTTAAGTATGTGCCATACAATCTCTCTAAGAAATTGTGATTTGCCAAGTCCACTTCCTGCTGTGACCATAACGAGTTCACCCTTGCGGATGCCGTATGTGAGCTTATTAAGTGCCTCGTACGGATAGTCACAATCAGCCTTTTCAATAGGCGCTGATACCATGTCCCAGAGACTGTTGCCTTGCACAATCCCATCAGGGATATAAGACTCAGCACCCCACCAAGTATCAACAAATTCTTTACTAGCGTTATTCTCAAGATAATCACACGCATCTTTGTATCCTGTCTTGTGCTTCATTATTTTAACTTTGCCGCCGAATAACTCAGCGACTGCCTGTGCTGCTTTCTGTCCGGGTTCATCGGCATCAAACGCTAAGACAATGTTCTCAAACGAATCAATCCATTCATATTGTGCTTTGCAGTCCTTTAGAGCGCCACTAGCGCCACTACGGATACTCACGCAAGGGTACTTGCTACCTTGCATCTGATAAGCCGCTAGAGCGTCTAATTCACCCTCACAGATAGTCAGATAGCGACCAGATTTTGGGAATAAATGCTGTCCAAATAGTGTGGCATCTTTGAAGTCACCAGCAACACTAAAGGATTTGTTTTCCACAATCCTAGTTTTGATAGCGACCATCTTGCTATCGGCATCATAGTAAGGATAGTAGTGTTTGCCATTATCTTGCTTAACACCAAATGCTATGCAAGTAGCCGAAGTAATACCACGGTCAACGATACTAAGAGAAGTAGCAGAGTCATAAAAGTTTAGTTCCTTATTCATTGGTTTTTTGTAGTCTTTCGTAATTTCACCATTCCTAGCCTTGTATGTGTGGCATACATGACAGTAAGTGTGTCCATCGCTGTGCATCGCATTACCATCGCTTGAACCGCACTCGTCGCAAGCCATGTGATACAAAAATTTACTCTCTTTCAATGTCTTGAACCCTCCTCCGTAATGAGTTGACAGCGCAGTGCCTGAACCTCTGCCAACGCCATAACCAATTCGGTTTGTGTTTTGATTAGTTCGTCCTGTAATGCTTTGATTTGCTTCATCAAATCTTGTTCGCATAATTCTCTATCCTCGCTTGTCCAAGTTGTCATCTTTTCTCTCCATTTCCATAGATTGTTCCAATTCACTAGGTTTAGTGGCGGACACTTCCATACCATCTTCAGTTCCTTCAAATAATTTTAACTCTTTTGCACAATGAATGCAAAGAAAAACATAACCATCAGGTATGATTCCTCTGCGCAGTTCATCATTCTCTTTCTTCAGTTTTGTTATCTCTGCCAGCAACATTCGTGCCATCGATTAACTCCTTCCAATTAGTGTCTTCAGGTAATACGGTTATTATAATATCTTTTTCTTTAGATTTCTCAATTAAATTATTCAATACTGAGCTGCCATACAGATGTAAGCCATAACTGTTCTTGTTGCACCGATAGATTGAACCAGAGTGTCCCTCAAAATCAAAGTATTTAGATTGGTCATCAACGCCTACGATACCGCTATTGATTTGCCATGAGTCAGAACCAGCCCATCCGCCATACCAACACGCAAAGACTCGATGTAGCTTGGTCTTATCGCTCACAACCTCAACAACAACCCATCTATCAGGAATATTCATTTACGACCCCATTGATGACCGCAATCCGGACACTTCCATGCCACAGTCCTATCTAAATCCATATCATAAATTCCAATAGCTCTACCCCATTGTCCTTGGGTTCTATCTGCGCCGTATGACTTAGCACTTTTATCTGCTTCTGCCTCTGAACCTGTTTTCTCAAAGAAGTATTGCCAGATAGAACCGCCATCTAAATCAGCATTACAGTTTGGACAATAGCCGTGTTCATTTAACATCAATCACCCCTTGCATTTTAACTCGCCATGGGTATTCTTTCTCAATCCAAAAACAACGATAAGTCCCATTCTTAACACTTAACCAAGCCTCGTATCGTTGATACTTATCTGTTGCGTCATAACAATCCTCATGCGCCCATTCCATACGACCAGCAACATAGCCGACCAAGATACCAAAGAAGAACGCTGATATAACAAAACCACGCATCAAAATAGACATTCGCCTAACCTTTCCCAAGCCT